ACTCCACTGATGCCATGACTGCGGTTCGTGTTTCCGGTTACTTCAATGACGCAGCCACCATGCTGAATGTTGGCGACTGCATTTTTGTACTGGACAGCGATGCTCCGGCTTTGAGCGTCTCTGTGGTGTTGTCCAACACCGGCTCTGTCGTCGATATTTCTGACGGCACCGCGATCACAGTCACTGACACTGACTAAGGAGTTTGGGGGCGGGGATCTCCCTACCCGCCCCCATTCACTTGAATGACTTCTAGTGTGGCAAACTCATCTGTAGATATTGCGGCGCGCGCTCTCACACTGATTGGCGCGAACCCGATTTCTTCGTTTAATGACACTAGCACAGAAGCTACCGTTGCCAGCAATATGTATGAGGATGTTGCGCGCGCGTCTTTGTCTATGGCGCGTTGGCGATTTGCCACAAACCAAAAGGTTTTGAATCTGCTTGTTGATGCGCCAACCGGCAGGTTCGATCAGGCGTATCAGCTTCCTGCTGACTTGCTCATGCTTCATGCCCTGACTGTGAATGACCTTCTGATGGATTACACGGTCTATGGCGATAAGGCATTTGCAAACACAAACGAGGCTGATCAGGTCGTTGCAGATTACACCTTCCGTGCAGATGAAAGCACTTGGCCTTCTTACTTTACTCTGGCTGTTGAATATCAGCTGGCTTCTATCTTTGCTGCTGCTATTGCGCGTGATGACGCCCTGATGAAAATGTTCGATGACAAGGCCAAGACGTTCATGTCACAGGCCCGCACGCTCGACTCACAACAACAGACAACTCGCAAACTCGTAACGAACAGGTTCAAAACTGAAAGGTTGAGCTGATGGCGAGGATACGAGTATCGCAGACTAGCTTCGATTATGGAGAGGTTAGTCCTCAACTGCGCTCGCGCACAGACTCTCAGGTTTATGCGCGCTCGGCGCAGCGTGTGCGCAACTTCTTTATTCGCTCTGAAGGTGGTCTTGAAAAGCGGTCAGGGAGTCGCTTGTGGGCTGCAGCACAAAGTGCTGTAAGCTACTCATCAAGTGCGACAGGTATGCAGCTTCGTTTGGAGCCGTTTGTCTTTTCTGATGATGAGCAATACATTCTGGCATTCTCGAACCAGCGCCTTGATATATACCGGCTTCTTACAGATGGAACGGTTTCTTACATACAAGGACTGACCCAAGATACATCAGGCACCGCATTGCCATGGACACAAGCCAAATGCGGTGAGTTCACCTTTGCACAGGCTGGTGATGTGATGTTTATTACGCACACCACCTTTGCCATTAGGAAGCTTGTGCGTACCGGCTTGACCACATTCCAGGTCGAGACATTTGCTTTTGAGCAATCAACCGACACAAACAAAACATTCCAGCCTTATCACAGCTTTCAGGATGTTGGCGTAACGATTGCAGCATCTGCAACTTCAGGCTCGGGCGTAACTCTTACTAGCAGTGCCAATTACTTTGAGGCAGGACATGTTGGAACAACACTCCTTATTGGCTCGACAGATGTGGATATTACTGGATTCACAAGTGCCACGCAGGTTACAGGAACCATCAAGGGTACACTTCGTCAACAGCTGGCTATTGACGCTCTGGAAACTGTCGAGGGTAGTACCAGCGTGCTTGTTACTCACGCGGGACATGGTCTTGCGCCGAGTGCTTCTATCACTATTGACCGTGCTGCGGGCGTTGGAGGTATCAGTGCGGCGAACATCAATGGTAGTAGAACGGTGGCGGCTGTCCTTGATGAGAACACCTATGAAATAACTGCAGGTGCTTCGGCTACCTCAACAGCAGTGGGTGGCGGTTCTCCTCGCATTGAGAGCGGTGCGGCAACAACAGAATGGGCCGAGCAGTCGTACTCAACTCTTCGCGGCTATCCTGCTGCTGTTACCTTTCATGAAGGTCGTTTGTGGTTTGCGGGAACGCAAGCGCAGCCCGCGCATCTGTGGGCATCAAAAAGCAATCGCTTCTTTAATTTTGATGTGGGGGCTGGCGAGGATGATGACGCCATAGATGTCTCTGCGGCTGTTGGCTCCTTCGATCAGATACGCCATCTGGTATCCAACCGTGATTTGCAGATATTTGCATCAGAGGCCGAGTTTTACATTCCTGCTTTTGCAACTACCCCTGTTACGCCAGCTACTGCGCAAGTCAGACGCCAAACGCCATTTGGTAGCAAGCGTGTCAGGCCAGAGCCATTGGATGGTGCAACGCTTTTTGTTCAGAACGCTGGCAACGCAGTTCGTGAATATATCTTCAGTGATACAGAAGGTGCCTATGTCTCAACTGATCTTTCGGTGTTGTCCACGCATCTGATTACCGATCCATGGCAGCAAGCTGTCTCCAAGGGTGCGATGGATAAGCCTGAAAGCTTTGCATTCTATGTTGGCGCAGATGGCAATCTGTCTGTGTTTTATTCTATGAGGGCCGACAAGCGGCAGGGCTGGATGCTGTGGTCAACAGCTGGCAGCTTCCATTCTATCTGTGCGGTGGGAAGCAGGCTGTTTACGGCTGTTGTAAGAGACAATGGAAGCGGCACCAACAAGTTCTATATCGAAGAATTCCAGTCATCCATGCCGATGGATTATTGTCAGCTTTATAGCGGCTCTACTGGTGTGTTTTCTGTCAGTGCGAATTTCGCCAATGGGGCGGTTGTTAAGGTTGTGAGCGGCTCTGACTATCTAGGAGAGTTTACAGTTGCCTCTGGCAATGTAGATGTATCTGCCATTAGCAACAGCGTTACATCTGCTTATATCGGCTATGCCTTTACGCCTGAGATGAAGACCAATCCTGTTGATGGCAATGTTGGCAATGGTCCGGTTACTGGCAAGCCAAGACGTATTTCATCAGTCATTCTTGATCTTGAGAACACATTGTCTGTGTCTGTTGATGGCACAGATCTGATTGTCAGACAGGTCAATGATGACTTCAGCACAGCGCGAACAGCTGTTTCTGGCAAGAAGGAGTTCTTTGTTCTTGGGTTTGATCGTGACCCGACGGTGACTGTATCGCAGTCAGCGCCCATGACGCTGCAGCTGAACGGATTGACTACGGAGATGACGATCTGATGAACCCGTTTCTGATTGCATTAACAGCTTTTTCAACATTAGACAGCATGCAATCTGCATCTCGTCAGGCGGCTCTAATTGAGCAGCAAGCAAAGGCTGATGCAGCCAATGCGCGTTTGCGGGGCCTTGAGACGCATAACGCGCGTCTTCGTAATCTTGATGTAGCCCTGTCTACCAACAATGCCATAGCTGGCTTTACCGGCCGCAGTGACCGCAGCATCGATGCAATTAACAGGCGTCTGCGCGAGGATGCCTCAACGGATGTGGCGCGCAATGCGCAGAATACAATTGCCAATATTGCGGCATCCAACCTTGAGGCGAATGTTGCAAGGATGCGCGGACAGAACAAGCAGCGTGCCATTCTCCTCGATGGCTTGTCTTCTGGGTACATAAACTATCTACGCTTCAAAGATGTTGAGGGCGGTTAATGGCTGGCGTTATTAAATCCAAGGGCAATGAGATATTCACTACAAATGTGCGCCGGGTCAGTGCTGACACTGGTGATAGTTTTGTAAGTGAGGCGTTGCAGCGCGCATCAAGCCGTATTTCTGATGCGATGTATAGTGATGCTGTCAGAACAGAAAAAGAAACCGGCAGGCAAGCTGCCATAAACGCTCCGATTAGGAATGAACAAGGTCAACTTCAGTTTGTTGATGTAACGCAGGATATGAGCCGCGTAGCGCGTAATGCTGCGCGTCCAATACTTGAGCAAAACTATGGTCGTGCATTTAAAGTCGATGCAGATCGAGCATTGGTTCAGGCCCGCGCTGAATCTAAAACATCTCAAGAGTTTCAGACCAAATCAAAGGTTGCGTTGGAAGGCTTGCTTGATGCAGTGCCTGAAGATTTTAAGTTTTTATCTCGAGCAGTAATTCAAGACAGCGCGGCTATTTCTCAAAACCAGCACCTTAGTGCCATGCTTCTTGATGAGGCAAGAGATCAAGAACGCATTCGCCTTGAAAACCTACAGCTTGATTATCAGGACCAGATTGACACCGTAGAAGCTTTGATGAGGCAGGGTGAAATCGGCGCAGCCATGGGCATGCGTGATGCCATCCTGGCCGACCTTGCAGAGACCGGAACAGAAGACGGCCTAACTGATCAGAATATTAAGGCAATCAGGGATCGAGTTGATAACGCCTATATGGGAACGTTGGTTTTGCGTGAAGCAGAGCGGCTTCTTGATATGGGTGATGAAGAAACTGTCATTCTGCTTGAACGCGCTTTGCATTCCGGCTTTGTGCCAGACGATATGCCAGCACAAGCTCTGAATCAGGATGATGCAGACGACTTTAATGAAAGCAAACGCATTGCGATAACCAAACTTATAAGCCAAGAACAGGTTGATTCAATCCAGAATTATGCTGTGCGCCAAGCTATTGCGGCTGATCTGTCGGTTCTTCGTAATAAACGATCAGCTGAATTGTCAGCCAATGCTAATCGCGTTGCCTCCAATGAACTTGCCATGCAGCTGTCTCAAGGCATTGCTGTTGACGGAAGCCAGAAAAACCAGAAGCTGATGGATGCATGGTTTGGTGGTTTTGGCATTCAGCCCAATCCTGATAGCTGGTCAAGTGATGCAACCATGCAATTGCTTGATAGCAACCCGCAGCTTCTTGCTGTGCTGACGCAAGGCAGCTTCATGCCTTTTTCACTGGAAGCCACAATGAAGGGTGTGGCCATTGGTAACAACCAGCTTCAACCCAACCAGCTGCAAAATCTTACCAGAATCTACAATCTAACCACCAAGGGCATTGGCATGGAGGGCAACATTCACAGGCCAAAGGGCTTTGATGATGCCACCTTGTCTTTCTGGGAGTCAGTTCACCTTTATGCCAACACTTACGGCGCATCGCGTATTTCTGAAGGCGTCCAGTTTTTGAATATGGGCAACGGGAATATCAAGGAATTGCAAGACTCTATCAAGATCAGTTTCAACAAACCAAATATGTCAGCTGAACAGATTATCACTGAAAGGCTTTATGACGATCAGGGTATACTTGATGGCAAGCTTTTCAGTGACAAGATGACGCCGGGAACAATCAAGCGTTTGATGCCAATCGCGCTGCGCGCCTATGGCTCGTTGCCGCTAGATCAGGCTGATGAAATTGT